AGATCACGGCACTGGTATCGTCAAAGCTAAAGTCGGTCAAAGACTTCACTTTGCCTAGAGGTATGGTAGTAAAGGTATCATCTTGGTAGTTGGCTACGATCTGCTCCAGGAAGTCGGGCGGTATCACGGTATAGTCCTGGATAGACACGAATATCTCACCTTTAGCCCTGCGTATCATACGGTTATACGCCGCATTGATGTCGTGCCCTTTCTCGGGTAGCCCTATCTCTACTAGCCACTCGAAATCCTGCCAGGTTTGCTCCTGGAGGCACTTCTGGAGTACTTTTAAGCCTTCTGGGCGGATACTGGGGGTACAGACTGATATCTTCATAGCTACCTATTACTGGTTAAAGCAAAGAATACGATCATCAGAAACACGATTATGCCCATTGTATCCATAGCTATCTGCGCTTAAGGAGAAACTGCTTACTCTCCAGATCCACCAGTATCTCGTGCTTTGGCAGGTGCTTTTTGAAGAATTCGTAGGGGTTCACGTGGTCAGGGTGCCACTCTAGGATTATCCACGGGCAATTGCGGCACGTTTCTGAGTACTCCAGGATATTCTCCTCGGCTCCTTCTACATCGAGCTTGATCAGATCTGGCTTGGGTAGCTTATCAAATGCTTCGAGCTCCTCGAGCTTCATCACCTCACCTGTAAAGACTCGTGGCTCTCCCGAGTTGATATGCTCCACGAAGTATGCCCCGATATTCGAGCCTCTCCAGTATACACCAGACTCCTTCTGCCCGTAGTAGATACCATAGTTGATACACTCTGCCCAGGGTACATAGCTCTCTAGGGCTTCAAAGTTCGCTTTCACAGGTTCAAAGCATACCGCCTGCATATCAGGGTACTTGTCTTTCATCACCTTGGCAAATCCCCCGACGTTGGCACCAATATCGTACAGTACCTCGATCTTTTTAGGTAGTTGATCAGTGATCCGACGGAATAGGGGGGTATTCCACTCGTTTATGGTGTACTCCCAGTGGTCTTTTGGTGTGTCTGGCATAGCTACGAGTTTATCCAATTAAGTAAATTATCAGCATAATGCTTTGAAGTCCACTTTGACTGTACATAGGCTACTCCCCGTGCCTTTTCTTCATCGCTCCAGCCCTTCACGTCCTCGACTGCCTTGCGTATGTTGGCATAGTTCGGTTCACAGATGACTCCAGCCCCAGACTCGACCACATACTCGATATTCTTCGGGCTATCGTTCATCACTACTACGGGTATACCGCACGCCATAGCCTCGAGGGTACATCGCTGCCCACCACCCCAGTACTCGGCGGTGTTTACCACGGTATGGGAGGCCCCTAGGAGCCTCGCCACGGCCTCTGCTGGGAGTTCTGGTAGTCTGATACTATCGCCCGAGTATTCCCACGGGTACGGGTCTTCCTTTTGGTATCTGCCACATAGGACTCCTCGAGTACCCAGGGCCTCGGCAAAGAGCGGTTGACGTTTCCAGCCTGCAAAGGTAGCCTGCATAGCCCCGTCAAAGACTTTCTGCTCTTTACGGGGGTAAAATATCTGCTCATTGACTCCAAAGGCTATCGAGCAGGGTATCCCCAGTTCGTTCATCTCTTTGAGGTTAAATTCTCCCTCGACGAATACGTGGTCAAAGCCGTCCAGCCATTCGGGCTGTATCGGCCCACCTGCAAAGAGTAAGGCTTTTCGGTTCGGGAGTTGCTGTATACGTCGGTAGTTCGCACCGTCTTTACTCTCGTATGTGCACGCAGCCTCCCAATACAGTACCACTTCATCGGGTTCTACAGCTTCCCAGGGCTCTATATACCGCACTGTATGCTCTTTTTCGATATGCCTCATAGCGGCGTACAGTCCGTCCTGCCACATACCGTAGCGACCTGATATCCCTTGCCAAACCAGCACAAGCTTGAGTTTAATCATACTAGTTCCTTAAGCCACTGCTTACCAACCGTATCCCAGGCATAGGTATTGGGGTCTATGGTACTTTTCAGAACACCCATGTCGAGGATAGCGGCTAGGTACTTGTCGGTGTTCACGGTATCGCCAAAGGTATTCTGCTTCCCCCACTTCTCGGCTTCGGTATGGACTATGTTAGCCGACTTAGCTACTTCACCTAGAGCAGCAAAGTCCGATGTTACCATTTTACAGCCAGCCAGCTGCGCTTTCACAGCCGAGATACAGAATATCTCATAAAATTCGGTAGGATAAAGGAATATACCAGCTTCCAGGTACTTCTTTGCTATGTCTCCCTGCCCGAGCATATATCCACCCTCTGCTCTGCCCTGTGCTAGGAGGTTGTTAAACCGTACCATTTGCGTGTTCTTCCACTCCATCATCTCTTTATTGTCCTCGTGTACAAAGTCGTATACTCCCCAGCCATAGTACCAAGCAAGCTTCCAGGGCTTATCAGGCTGCTGCTTGATCAGTTCCTCGAACACGTCCAGAGTGGCATCGAGGTGGCGATCAGGGCTCGAGGTGTTCAGGATCAGGTAGGGGTTTTTCTTCACCTTCTTCTCGAACAGACCAGTCTCTATTCCGTTTGGTACGACAGCTATCTTCTCGTCAGGTACGTTCGGGAATAGGACACGGTGGGCATTAGTCTTCACCAGTACCTTGTCGATCTTCTCGAGCCTGTCATCAGTCAGCTCTGCCTCTCCGATTATATCGTGCAGATCCACTAGGAGCTTTCCGCACTTCTTTTTGTCTAGGTAGTCTACCAGCTTCGGGTGTCGCCACAGTATCGTCACGTCCTGCTTGTCATTGTGGTTGTAGCTCCAATAGGGCTTGTAAGTCACACCGTCAAATTCCCCACCCTGTCCGCAGTTGTTGTAGACGGTTACGTTGTAGCCTGCCTTCACGAATTGCTGGGAGAGGTTGATCACTGCTTCCTCTGATCCACCCACCCCTGTAGTCATAGCGGTCTTAGGATCCCATACCTTCGAGGTATACCCACAGTAGTACACCAGATCCTTGCCAGTGCTGGTAGTCTTCACAAAGTGGTGGTTACGAAAGGCACAGACCTCTGGGTGTTGCTGTATCTTCTCGGGGAGCTTCTCCAGGTACTTCTTCATCTTCGCTTTCGAGAGCTTCGCAGCCTCCTCGAGGTACTTCTCTACCTGGAGTATCTCACCGAGTTCAATATCGAGCATTTCTTTGCGCTCCTTGACGGCAACATCGTTTGGAAACATCTCTACTAGTCCGTTGATGATATCTACGCACTTCTTTATCTTTCCTAGCTGCCAGTACGCCTGGAGCATAGTCATTAGAGGGTTGTAGTCGTAATCTCGTGGGTTATGCACCAGGATATTCGTGTCAGGGGTTGGGAGTTGCAGCCCAATCTCGGTAAACTCTATCGATCGGCTGTACTTGCCACGCTCCAGGTTGATCTCGGCGAGCCTATGATAGGCGTTCGGGTAGTTTGGGCGTAGTGCCAGGGCTTTCAGGGCATAGTCCTCGTCTTTTCGGATAGAGGAAAGCACCAAGTAGGCTATGTACCTCTCTTCGTCTGACGAGCTTGCCACGACAAACTTCTGGAAATAGTCCACAGCTTCATCGAGCTTGCCTGCTCCCCAGTGGGCATTAGCTACCAGCCACAGGCTTCGTGGATCGTCTGGGTGTGCTGCCATTGACGCATTGGCTATCTCCAGGTTGCGATCAACAGACACTTCTACAGCATTTTTTTCCTTTAGGTGAAGCACCTCGATCGCATCATCGAAAAAAGTGTTGATCTGGCGTAGGCTCTCAAAGTCCTCGTGTACATCACCAACCCACTTCACCGTGCCACGCTTCACTACTCGGGTCTTAATATGCTTAACGGTACACAGCATATTCTCGTCAAAGTCGTACAGGTAGTTCATCGCTACGGCATCGATACTGCTTTCGCTCATCTTCTGGATCAGCTCTCGTAGGTTCTCGGCTCCTTTCAGTACGTCGTCACAGTCCAACCACAGGATATAGTCGCTCGTAGCCTGGGAGAAGTTGTAGTTACGGGCATTGGCAAAGTTGTTATCCCACTTGTAGAAAGACTCCTTAGCCCCAACCATCTTGGCTACCTCTGATACCTTGGCATTAGGCTCTAGTCCTGCCTGGGTGATACAGATCTCGTCTACAGGCTTGATCACCTTACCGTTCTTGCCGAGCTTATTAAATCGCATTATGTACTTCAAGCAGCGTGATAGGAGCAGAGCCTCATCATCGGTTGGCTTGACGATCATACAGAGTGATAGGGTTGGCTTCTTGGTATTTGGCATAACTAATAGCTTCTTGGCAGTAAAAATTCGGGGTACTTCTTGAAAAACCAAGCTTGCTCGCCTTTTGGCTCCAGAAACCGCTCTACCGTGTTTCCACTCATCGCGTAACTCAATACGTTTTCCAGTTTACTCGGTATATTCCCCACTACACGCATTTCCTTGGCTCCTTTGAGTGTTCCTAGGGTCTTGTCGCTCATATTGTTCCGCTGGTGCTCCATAAGTCGCAGAAAGCCAGCATAGTCTTCTGGGAAATCCGTTTTGTACTTCTCCACCATTTCAGAGATGAATTTGCGACGTGTAGACATACTAGGTTACTCTTCTTCAATTTCAATTAAAGCTGCCTCTGCGGTCAGGATACTCGTCGCGGTACTGATAGCGTTCATCAGAGCTGCCTTCAAAGTAGCTACCGAGTCCACTACTGTCGCTGGTATTTCCACCTTTTTGCCTGCATTGGCACATATCTGCTCGTAGGGTGCTGCACAAATCTTCTCAAAGGCCTCTGATTGCCCCTTGGCTGCGTTTTTCAAAGCAAGTCCACCTCCTATGGTGTACCCTTCTTTGTAAGCCCCCTTAACGGCTCCTAGAGCGTCCTCGACTTTCAGTACTGCCTCCTGGCGTGCGACATCGGTAGCCTTACCGACTCGGATGATAGCCACACGTCCCAAAAGCGACGAGATACGGCGTTCCAGTTCCTGCTTGGTATACTGTGACTCCTCTTTTGGTAGCCTATCACGTAGACCCTTGACTTTAAAAGCAACATCTCCCTTACCACCAATTAGCGTAGTAGCTTCTGGCTCGATTACGACCTTGGATACTCGCTCGGTACCGACAAAGTCCTTCACGTCCTCGATCGTGTTCATCATCTTGTACTCCAGGGGGATGATATTGAAGCCAGTAGACCCTGTTATGGCCACGATTACATCGGGACTAAAGTAGTTGGAGATCACTATCAGGGTATTCTTGCTGTTCTCGGCTACATACTTAGCCATATTCTGGATATCGGGCAAAGAGTCGCAGCGGTCTACTACCATGACGTCAACATCCTCGTAGACACGGGTATCCTCGAGCTTTACATAGGTGCTGGTAGCGTTTTTCGTCTCGATCTTCATGCCGTGGACGATCTCCTTCTCCAATACGTCCATTGCGGTCTCCTCGATAGACACCTGGGCATCTTTTCCAAGTTCGTGGTATATCTCTGATACCATTTTGGCCACGTTCTCGTCGAGGCTCGAGGTATATGCTAGGTTGTACACGTCATTTTTGCCCTTAATCTGGGTTATTTTCAGCTTGGCGAGTACCTCACCAGCCTCTTTGAAGAGCCTATCCCGTACATCACGGGGGTTTTCTACTTGGAGATCGCCTATGATCTGCCCGAGAGCGGCCTGGAGCAGTACTAGGGTGGTAGTAGTACCGTCTCCTGCATCCTCGTTCGTCTGGTTAGCACACTGCTTGGCCAGTTGGATACCTGCCTGCTTGGTTTCGTCCTTGACGTTCACGGCATACGCTATGGAAACACCGTCGTTTATCACTTCGGTGCTTGTTCCGTTGTAGATCAGCACGTTCTTACCGTACTTTCCAAGAGAAACCTTGACAACATCGCACACAATGTCCACACCAGCTTTGATCTGATTACGTGAGTCGGTACCAAAGATGATCTTCTTCATGATATTCGTCTCCCAATGTCCTACAGGCGTAATGGGACTTAAACCTGCAGGACACTGGGCCCATTACTTTAATTAAACCACAGTGCGAAAGAAGCACCATGCGTGGGGTATGCACCCTATTTCTAGGATACACCCCCACACGCTTGATGTCAAATCACTTATCCACCATGGGCCCACTAGTACTAGACTAGGGAGTATCCGCTGGCGAAGAAGTTGCTATCCTGGTTACGGGTTGACAGAGTCATCGTACCAGTGATGGCGTAGAAGTCGAATGGGCCAGTACGTGCAAGATCCTTATCTACATAAGGCTCCTCCAGGTAGGCGACTTTGTGTACCTCTGGACGGATAGCGAGCACACGACCAGTAAGGTCAGAGCCTTGCTGTACGTACCTGTGGTAGTGGGTCTTGAGCTTTCCAAGACCAGTCTCGAAGATATCTACAACCTGTACAACCTCTCGAACGTTGGTACCCGTCGAAACGGTGTTTACCTTGTTCGTGAAACCGTCAGTGAGATCCTTGAGGAATGATCCGAGATAGATGTCAGTAGCCACGTCACCGTTGCTGTTGTCCATGTTGTTCTTCATCAGCCCCTTCATGATACTAGCACTCCAGACAGTACCAGAGGTCTGTGCAGTCGTGTTAGTAGACTTAGAGATGTGGGCGATGATACCACGCATCTTAGCGACAGTACCAGAAGCACCAGAGACGAGAGTCGAGCGAACCAGGTCAAACTCTACCGAGTTGGCGTAGTCCTTCATCTTCTTGTTCGTCTGGCGTACCAGCTCGTTTCCACCTTCGTAGTGATCGATGCGTTGCTGTGTACGGCTCACCTTGAACGGCTTAGCCACAATCTCGAGGATGTTATCCAGACGAGTAGGGGTAACCAGTGCAATGGCGGTGTAATCAGCTGCTTCGGCTACGGCACCCGATGCTGGAGTATCAAGTACATCCAGGAGAGTGCTGTGCACAGTGTTGATTGCTTTCTCGGTACCAAGAGCATTAGTAATACTCTTTTCCTCTGCGGTCAGGATGGTGACAAGTGGGAGCACCGACTCACGTCGACTCACGTCACCATAGCTGCGCAGAATTAGATCGTCAGCCATAAGTTATTGCGGGCCCTCCACACAGAAACTGCTCTTATTTAGCGTAGAGCTTTGAGATGAGTTCATTTTGTGCTGCCAGATCACCCTTTCGGGCAAGTTCTGTCATGTCCTGAATTCTACCAGCGTCATCTGGTGGGGTCACCCTATTTTTACCAATTAAAGGGATTTGCCCATTACCTTGGCCCTGGCTCGTTTGGACTTTGGTTGCAATTTGCTGCCACGCCTCGTCTAGGGGTATACCCTTCTTTTCAGAGAGGGCCTGGACTAATTCCAGGTGTTCCTTCGCGGTGGGCGTAGCCAAGAGAAAATCTTTCTCGACAATCGTCTTCTCCATCTTCTCCAGCCGTGCTTTTAGATCATCATCACCTGCTGGGGCCTGGGTAGCCGTCTTGTCTGCCTTCAACTTACGGAGATCGGCAATCTCTTGGTCACCTACAAAACTATTCAAGTTCTGGTAGTGTTTGATCAGGTCATCGTTGGAGGTAAACTCTCGTCCTGCTATCTTTGAGAGAGTCGCAAGGTCAAGTGTACTTCCACCATTGTCTTCGCCTTTGACATCCGTCGTACCTGCATTGTCAGCAAATAGCTGTTCTACAGCGGCATTTGCATCGTCTACGTTGGTAGCCTGGGTTTGTCCATTGTCATCCATAGTATTTAAAATAACTAATAACGCTTAAACAGTTCCTCCCCTTCCACCTCGACTGGTGGCAAATCCTCTGTGGTTATTCCCCACATGTCTTTGAGCCACCCATCCACTATTTCAATGGCATGTCGTCTTCCAATAACTTCTGCCAAACTGTCTGCTCCCCTAACGGTATCTATCGACCTTACCTTCCTGGAGAGCAGTAGTAGGGCATCCTTATTGTCATATATGAACTTTCTGTATTGGTCTATCGGCACGAATTCTGGTGTATTTTCCATAGGCTATGGTGTTGGCATTGACTGCGAAACGTCGCCTTGTGGCATCTCTCCTGGAGCTCCTGGGGCTACTCCTGGGGCGAGTTGCTGTGGTGGGGTCTCTGGCATCTCTGCCATGATACGATCGGTGTTTAGACCAAGGGTGTCCAGGTATTCTCGGAGGATCTCTCGGATCGGCATACCAGACTGGGCCAGGATACCCATAACCGCCTGGAGGTTGGTTGAGAGAGTAGCACGGTTCACGCTTTCGTCACCTGCGACGATTTGGATATCGTACTCGGTGTCAAACAGGTCATCGATCAGTTCAATGTGTCTGTCCTCTCCTAGGGCCTTCATTGACTCCATACCCTGCTCTACAAACGTCTCGATGTCTATACCAGACTGGGCCAGTGCTTGCTTCTCTGTTGGGCTCATGGCCTCGATGTTCTTGTACACCTGGTTTCGTATCAGTGCCTCGTCGAGCTTGGCCAGTATTTTCGGGTCACCTGTTATGCGGTAGAGTTCACCCTTCTTATCTTTCAGCTCTGCCTTGATTACTGGGAGCATTTTGTCTTGGATGAAGTCCGAGAGGGCCAGGAGGATGTTCTCCATACGGAGGTTATGCCCCTTGTTCGCCCCCTGCTGCTCGATTATGGCATTAGTAGCAGGACGAGAGGCTGCCTGGTTGAAGTCGTCTGTGTTGCCTGTGACACGGCTTGCCCACTGGTAGCTTTGATCTTCGTCTCGGTAGGTAGCTGGGTCAGTACCGCCCATGTTGATAGGGTTGATGTCAGAGTTGGCATCGAGCTTGATCATGCCCGTAGTAAAGAGCTTGGAGAATTGCTGGGGTGTTACGTTGCCCTGCCCCTTGAAGAGTCCGAGCTGGGTAATGCGAGAGCGGTTTACTCGCATGTTGATGGTCTCATTGAGATATGCCTGGATATTAAAGAGCATTTCAGGTACTCCACGTCCGTGCCTTCGCCCTGGTACACGCTTGAGTACTCCCTCGCAGTATGGATGATCCTCGTCGTTTTTGAGTTCTACCACCGAGTGTACTACTGGCACTGCATTAAGTCCCGATACTGTAGCGACACCGTAGAAGAATTTGTTATCGTCCTTGGCACTGCCTGTCATGATAGACCTGGGGAGATAGCCATAGCGCTGCCATACTTCCACGTAGGGGATCTGGGAGACGTTCATGGTACTTCCTACCTGGGCTACGCTGTTGAAGTCCACGTTATAGGTCAGAGAGGCGTACTCACTCATGTCGAGGTTTAGCTCGTCGAATTCTGGCTTAGAGAGCACCGTCTTCTCCATTATGCCTGTGGACTCGTCTAGACACTCCACAGACGGGTCAGCAATGATATTCAGGGCATCTACCACGCTTACCTTGAGCTTTCCCTCATCCGTGCTCGCCTTGAGGTAGGCTGTACCGTCGGTAACGATGAGGCGTAGCCAGCGGTTCAGGGTCTGGCCAAACTTCATGTCGCTGAAGTACTTACCTAGGATCATGCGCATTACCTCTGCCTTGAGGTACGAGCCATTGCGTGACTTCACGGTAATATCCTTGGTATCGATATCTTCCTCTTTCAGTGTGTCTTCTACCGTCCACTCGGTCAGGGTCACGAATATCTTTTCCCGTCCCGTTATGGGGTCTTTGGAGCTATCAAATATGCCGTAGAAGTTCTTTCGTGCCTTCTTTATCACGTTCGTCATGACAAAAGAGACTCGTGGGGTCACATACACGTTGCCTTCCTGCCAGCTTGCCAGCTCGGACTGCATGATAGAGATGACCTTTGACTCCTCGGGTGTCGGTACGTACGACGATTTGGACATATAAAATCACTGAAAGGCTATATCTAATATATACCCCAGCGTTTTCGGCGTGTCAAATAGGGGGTAGTTTGCGAAAGCTACCAGTCGGTGGCTACTGGTTCAAAGTCATCGTCCGTCATTGGGTTATCATCTGGAGTGGTGGAGAAGTAGCGTATCATATCAGCACAGTGACTAGACCAGTCGTGCTTTGGGTTGTTGCGGTATACCTTGTTCTTCTCGTCGTAGTCCTTGTGGTAGTTCTTTAGGGCCGAGATAGCACGCTTGCACTTCTCCTTGTCTACCCAGAGCGAGCGTAGTCTGGTACGTACGGCATCTATACCGTCCTCGATAGTAAGCATTGGGACGGCAGATTTCAGGCTACCGTCGGGCTTAAGTACCGTTTCAAAGGTTATTCCCAGCTCCTTAGCCGTCTCGAGCCTGGACTTTCCTGTTCCAAGCTCACGCACTACGATATCGTGTGGGGCGTAGTGTTTGCCATACAGGTACCCTTTCCTCGCTATCTCCCCTATGTAGTAGCCTAGGCCCTCTCCCGAGCCTTCCAGGTAGTCTATCATACGCCACTGCTTGCCGTATTTCTGAAAGAAACCGATACTCATCGAGTCATTGACTCCCAAGTCCCACCAGGTGTGTACCTGCAGATTTGCTTCGTACGGTACGGCGGTGATACGATTGTCAGCTTCCATTTGGTCGACGAGCTTGGAGTAGTAGCTCCCCTGGAGCGCGGCACTAAAGCTGTTATAGTACTCCTGCTGGTAGATACTATCGTCCCCGTTCTTGGCTATGATCTCTTGGCGTTCCTGGTGCAGGCGCTCTTTGCTCATTGCCTGGGTATCGTCCACGCTTAACACTGATACGTACCAGTGCTCTGGGTCAGTCTTGGCATAGTCCAGGAGCTCTTTGGCGTGGTTCTCGCCACGGGGTGTAAAGTTGAAAATAGCCCAGCCATCGTTTTCGGCAAGGATTGGACGGATATAGTCCCAGGCTTGTGGATCTTGTAGGGAGTACTCACTGAATACTACACCGAGTGGGTTCGTACCGACTATGCTGTCAATGTTGTCAGAGCCGACTACCTGAAACGTGCTGCCGTTCTTGAATTCGATAAACATCTCATTGCCTACGGTACGCTTTCTGGTAGCTTCAGGAAAGTGATCGAGGAAACGAGTACCTTCTTTGTCTGCACCGTTCCAAAGGATCTTCTTGCCCTGATTGTAGGTAGGGAATATGTAGTAATATGCACCGACACGTTCAAATATCTTCTTGGCGACGATATTGATGTCAGTCTTCTCTTTGCCTGCTCTTCGGTGCCAGACCTGGATTATACGCTTATACCCGTTGTCTATGGCTTTGAATATGGGCAACTGGTATTCCCTAGGTTGAAATAGGTGTGGAATTGTGATCTGCATAGTTCAGTACGGATACGTTCAGTGCTTCTCCGTCTTTGCCTGTCAATTCGCTTCTATCACTGAATTCGTCCTTCTTCTTGCGCTTCATGAATTCGAGCGCATACTGTGGTTGATCAAGGCTATCGACTATGGTAGTTCTGGCTTTAATAAAGGGCTTTTCCTTCAAATGCTCTTTACGCTCAACAAACTCTGGATAGGCATTTTGATAGTTGTAAAGCGTTTGGTGGCTTATATTGGCGTAACTACAGGCCTCCTTATCAGTTCCACCCATGGCAAAGATATATTCCAATTTGTCAATGGTTTCTTGAGTCATGAGTGTAGGACGGCCTGTCTCTGCCATAGCTTCTTTTAGCTTAATACAACACCGATTATAATCCCCAGCAAGGCTCCCATAATAAGCCCAA